ATCAAATTGTTTAGGGATGAGTATACAATTTTATTTAGTAGCAAATGAATGCACGATTAAAATAATGGGGAACTCATAACCTAACTATAAGAATTAATTTGTTATTGAGAATGATTATGTCAAAAAAATTTGAAGATTTCGATAATCCAAGACAAAAGGCATTACTGGGGATGAAGAATAGTATTCCTACAGAACAGTGGGAAGAAAATCTAAAATTTCTCAAACAATTAAGAGCGAGAATTGCTGAATTACCAGTATGTAAACATCCGGCGATCGAAGTTTTAAATAATGGATTGCTTGATAAATTCACTTTAACAAGAATTCATTTAGAATATCGTCATGCGATTGTTCAGATCTTTACTGATGCCTTATTAATGGCCCAGTTCCAGACAAAACAATTGGAGCCTAAACTCCATTCTGGAGCTAAAATGTTTCCACGTGTTTTATTAAGTTTAAATGTACTTGATGAATTTGGTTTTAGACCCGGAACAGACCTGGACAATTATTATCTAGGTAATCCGGAGTATGCACATTATCCTTTATATGAAGATTTATTGAATGATTATGGTTTGAGTGAGAAGGACCGTAGAGGGTATCAACCTTCAAAAATTGCAGATCAGGTAAGAAATTTTCTAGAATCATCTTATGATAGTTATATTAAAGTAGTTGCTTTACTTGCAGTGGCCGAAGAAGAAGTGATTCTTTTTAGCCCACCACTTCGTGAAGCGACTAAGGCTATTGGTGTAGATGTTGAAGGTGGCGGCTATTACCATGTTCATGGGGTATCTACTGACGAAACCTCAGAAGCAGCAGATGATGATCATGAAGATGATCTCTGGTTTGCGTTAGCGCAAGCAATAACTAAAGAAGACTATGAGAGCTTAACAACGCTTTGTATGGATTATTGTGCTTTATGGAATGAGTTTTGGGATGCACAAATTGCTGATATTCACTACTTAGAAGCAAAGAAGTTAGCATAACTTGTATCCATAGTAAGACGAATAATTGATAAAAACTAAAAAGCCTATTCATATATATGAATAGGCTTTTTTAATACTTTAAATCCAGCCCATCTATAAACTAATAACCTGAAGTATTTCATTTAATACATTATTTGCATCTGTGGGAAATGATAGAATTACGAAAGTCAGTAAGTTGATATGTATGGGGCTTAAAAACATGCATCCTATAAGTGTGAGCAAATGAATACATTCATATACAGCTATCTGAAATTTTTAACCTATTGAAAGTACAAAGGTTTAAGTCTTGTTCCAACCATTTACAATCCAAACCAGATTAGGCGGATTCTACTTCTTTTATAATATACCTGTGGTTTTTGTATTTTTATTAAAGTAAATTAAAACAAGAACTTATAACCATAAAATGACGTATTTTATTGTTAACTAAAAACGCTTGTAGACTATTTGTAGACTGTTGAGAAACATGGTTAAATCAAAGTTCGCTAAAACAGGTTTAAGACATGAAACTCAACAAATCTACTGTTGATGCTATTCCATTAACTGAAAAAGGTCAAAAAATATATAGAGATGCAGAACTGATCGGTTTTGCTGTTCGGGTAACTAATAAAAGTAAAACCTATATTGTTGAAAGGAGGCATGAAGGTGAACTCTATCGAGTGACAATTGGCAAAACTACCGATATTCCTGCAACAAATGCTCGAGCAAAAGCTCAGATGATTCTGGCGAAAATTTCAAACAATGAATATGAAAAGCCTATCAAATTAAAGAAGGTTGCTAATCCTTTAGATATTACCGTGAATGAAGCTCTTCAAATTTATATTGATAGAAATGACTTTAGACCAAAAACAATTAGGCAGTACCGTAAGTATTTTGATTTATATTTGGGGTGGGGCAACAAAAAGCTTTTCCAGATATCTAAGCAAGAAGTACTGGATCGATTTATTGAGGTATCAGAAGTAAGTGAGTCGTCAGCAAATGGTGCTGTATCTCTTTTAGGTACCTTATGGAAGTATATTCATGTTCTTTATTCAACAGATGAGAACCCGATTCTTAAAAGTAATCCAGTTGACATTATTTCCGTAACAAGAGGTTGGAATAAAATAGAAAGTAGGGATAGACATCTCCATAAAGACATCATTCACAAATATTACAATGCAGTGCTTCATTATGAAGATGAGTTAAATCTGGAAAATACTGCTAGGTCTAACACGCATCGGGATATTGTATTGATGTGCATGTATACGGGATGCCGTAAACAGGAGGCATGTTGTTTAAAGTGGTCTGATGTAGATATTAAAAATGGTACCTTAACTTTTAGAGATACCAAAAATGGTTCAGATCATACTTTTCCTATTGGTGATCATCTACACAGTATTTTGCGTGAACGTTGGTTATTAAGAGAAAACGATTGGGTTTTCCCAGCTACTAAGATGCCTACTTCGTGGAATATGCATGCAACTAAGGTAGATACATTATTGAATAGAGTGGGTAAGGAAGTTGACTATTACGTTTCAATGCATGATTTCCGTCGTACATTTGCCACTATATGCAACCTTTTAAGATTTAATATTTATGTGACAAAAAGACTTCTTAATCACACGGCTAAACCAAGAATTGATGTGACAGGTGGTTATGTTCAAATTCCAGATGAGGAATTAAGAGCTTCAATGAACATGATTGAAGCGGTGTATCAAGGTAAGATTGATTGCTTTAATTACCAATCTGTATGGGCAGAAAGATTAAAAGAAATAAAGGCGGTCTAACCGCCTTAAACTGTTGCAAGCTGTGCTGTATTAAGCACAGTCTTGCTTTGCTCATACTTCAAAACGTCCTTCTTTTTATATGAAACACGTCTTCCAATTTTCGAGAAAGGCAGTGATGATTGATCACAACGCATTCTAGCTAATGTCCAAGGCGAGCAATCTAAATAAAGTGCCACAACCTCTTGAGGGAACTTCTGTTCTTCATTAGCCATTATGAAGCGATCCAAATATTCTTGTTGCTCTGCATCAGATAGATTTCTCAGATCTTTTAACATTTACTCCTCCTTACTTTCCGCTTTAACTTCTAATTGAGTACCCTCATAGGTGCCGTCACCCCCGCAATTCAGACAATGTGTATACATGCCTAAACCATCCCCATCAGGACAGAAGTTTTCAGGTAATGATCCGTCTAGAAATACAGTGCCGCCAATTGGCTTTGTGTGAATATGAGGGGCAAGGCCGTAATAGGGGAAAATGCATTCACCATTTCCATCATCACAAAAATCACATGTTTTAACTTTTACTTCACTCATCCATTAGCTCCTCAACTCATTACGTTCTTTCTTCAATTGACGCAAAAGGTTGTGAAGAGTAACGGTTACAGCTTTATCTAGACTTTTGGTTGAATGAAACTCTGCTAGTTGAGACAGTGCTAAACCAAAAATGTGATATGCAAAAACTTTTGCAGCTTCCGGATTGTTTTTGAGAAGCTCTTCAGTACTTGGACAAATGATTTTTTCAAAAATATGAACAGCTACCTGATCCGGAGTACCTTCAATACTGCTAGGGCTCAAATTAACTTCACCAATAACTTTGCTCATTGTTGAGAATCCTCACTTAAAATTTCCCATTCACCCCAATCGCCCAAATAACCAGATTTTGAAATGCTTGTTGTAATCACTTGACCATCATCACAAGTTACTTTCATTCGATTGGCATCTATGCGAACAGCTTTATAAACAACATCCATTTGTAAATTTGCTGGTAAAGGGCTGGGGCCATTTACAGACTTAATTCTTACTTCCATTTTTGAGCCCTCAAATATTCTTCTTTAGTCCACTCAACAAACTCTTTATAAAGCTGCTGAGCGGGTTTATTTAACCGGTTGTTGTAGTCTATTGTTATGCGGCGCCAAGCTACTGGTACGGCATAATGTTTCGTTAAAAGCATTGCTTGGTTTAACCCTTGCTGGACTATTACAAAGCCCAGCAAGTGCAAGTAATTAGTAAAACCAAGTAAGTGCTTGTTATTCACTTTCTTGAATTGGTCTTTCATTCTAGTAACCGTCCACTAATAGATAATCAGGATCAGCTTCAGGTTGGGTAGGTGTAGGATTCTCTAATTCATAGCGGCGTTTTCTCACATACCCCATTAGCTTCGGTTGAATCTGCGGGTCTCGTGCAGCCACGTCTATTTCCAAAGCATCTAGCGTTGTAAGGTCTGGTGCGTTCTGGATCTGAACCATTAAAGAGGGTGGCTCATTCGCAGATGCCTGTTCTTTTTCTAGCTCTTCAAGACGTTTGTGAGTGGCGAGAAGGATAGGCTTCATTTGTTCGTCATCCCATTTGCGGGTATAACGATAAACCGCATTTACTTCTGCAGGTGTTTTTGACTCTTTTACACGCTGTAGAAGAGTATCTAGGGTTTGCTGATATTCTGGATCTACTTTAGGCTCGTTAGTTTCTGGAACTAATAGATCCTCGGATGATGAAACATAAGGCCCCTCAGTAACAACAATTGCACTATCGAGATCCTCTTTTAAATCTTTAGTAGGCTCTTCAATTACTGTTTTTTCAGTATTAACCTGAGGTGATTTCTCAACTTCATTTTCTAAAGGCTTTTCTTCTTCAACTTCATCAGTTGGCTTGTTCAGAAGTTTGAGCATATCTTCAGCAAACTCACCACCACTGACTTTAATAATCGCGCAGCAATGAGCAAAAGCATTATCAAAACTTGAGTGGACTTGGCCATGCTGAAGCATGCGTAATTGTCCTTTTGAACCATTCCACTTAAACTGCTGCACACCTAATTCAACAGTTGGACTTGGGTAAGAGCAAGTAGAACCTTTAGCAGGCGCTTCTTTTAATGGTTCAGGTACCTCAAATTCGCCAATAAAAATAGTTCTAGGCTTTAATTGAAATTCGAATTTATCAAAAACATCAAAGCCAAAGTCATAAGGGTTAAATGGCTCCCAGCCATTACGCTCAGTATTATTTACTAAAAGTAATTCACCGTTGGCCCAAGCAAGTTTAGCTTCAACTTTATTTAGTATTTTCATGCTGTCATCCCCGTTTTAGCTAATGTTTCAATGTCTTGTTTAACTGCTGGTAGTTTTGCCTCTTCAATTTGGATAAGGGCATCTATGCCGAAGTGTTCACAAACTGTTTTCACGTCTAGGCCGCGTTCAGCTATGAAGTTTTGAAGTTCATCTCTTTGTTGATCTGAGATACCGTTAAATTCTGGTGGACTAATCCAAGTGCCACGTTGCTTATCAAACGTGCAATTCAATGCTTTAGCTCTCATTAACATTGTTTGGCGCATGTTCTGGTAATACATGTGTTCTTTATCAAGCGACTCAGTTAATTGATTAAGGTCACCTGCATGCTCAGCTTCTTCACAGCTTTGTTTCCAGTTTTCTAGCTCTTCTTGGGCTTTAGCTGCTGCAAGTTGTGCAGGCGTTAAGGTGTTAATGTGATCTTTAGCTTGAGTAATCAGGTCAGCCAAGAAAGTAGGGTGTGCTTTAAGATCAGGCACCCATACTTCACCGGTTTCACCGCCTAAAGCACCTGAGTTTTTCGCATGATGTGTAGGCGAAGGTTTGAAATTAATAACGCGGGCATTTTTACCTTCACCAGTAGTAACAGTTGTTAGATAACCCATGACATCTGCAATACGGTAAAGCTCGTTACGGTTTTTACCACCTAGATCTGGTCGGTAAATAATTTGATCACCGTTTTGATCTTCTGATGCGTGTGCAATGAAAACAACATCTTTACCTAAACTGATCAAAGTATTGATGTATTGCTTAAAAGTTTGGTTCGCTAAACCTTGAGCCTTTAACTTTAAAGAGCCATCTTTTTGACGGTTATTAGCAGTTAGCAATAGATGGGTTTTAATGCATTCAAGCATTGCACCCACGGTATCAATGACTACGGTTTTATATGGTGCTAAGTCCTGCGGAGTAAGGTTTGCAACATCACTCCATTGTTGAACCTGTACAACCGCACCTCGACGTAATTCACCAGTACGGTGAGCACCACGGTCAAAGTCAAAAGAAATTGCTTTTTCCGCAGTAAAGCCCATCGATGATTTACCTAAACCCGGATCCGCGTATAGGTACACAATAATTGCTTGAACCAATAAAGTTTGGTCAGCAGTAATAATCGGTAGAGCCATTTTATTATCCTTATCTTGAGCCAGTGAAGCCGCGCTTAGTTTTATAAGCTTTGCGGTCACGTGTAGGGATGTTTGTTTCACGTAGCTTTATTGCGAGCTGCTTTCTGCGTTGGAAGTCGATTTCTTGTGTGAGTTCATTCCAAACTTTTGGATAGTCAGTTTGGAACTTTTCAACGTCCAAAGGTGTCTTAACTGAGTCCTTCACCTTGTAAAGAACTGAGCCATTAGCATTAGATGCGTACACTTGCCAGCCAATGCGGACAGAGTAGAGGCCCTTATCATCACGGCCTAAAAATGACTTGTAGCCGTCAGGGTGTTTTTTGAAATTAGTCATCTTTAAGCCTCCAACAACTTGTTACGTTCGATGAAGCCTTTTAGAAGGCCATTGATGTTTCGGATGTCTTCAAATTCGGTGAAATCGTTATATGACTTACCATTAACATCAGTAATTTCATTTACTGTGAGTTGAGTAATTTCAACAGCAGTGAATTCAGAACCCGGAACGCCGTAACTGTCTGGATGGGCTTCAAAATCAAAGCTAACGTTTAAACGGAAACTATCTAATTTGATTACGGCAACGCCAGAATGTTTACCTGTGATTTTCGCGGTTAAAACGCCGTAAGTACTTGGTTGAGTTTTAGGTGTAAAAAGAGTAGGTGCTTCTTTTGTTTGGAAAGCTGGTTGCAATTGGCAAGCAACTAAAGAACCACCAGAGATTGCAAGAGCAGCCATGCTGACAAATGCAAATGAGTTGAATGAGTTAACTTTTACGTTCATAATTGATCTCGCAGTTTGAAAAAGCACATCAGATTTAGCGGTCGGTGTGCTTTTTTTGTTGTCTGTGAGATAATGATGAACCAAAAGTTCAGTTATGTAAAGAACCAAAAGTACATT